AATCGTATAGATGCTGTTTCGTTTACTATTCTCAACAACAGTGGAACTTATACTGTACTTGGTCAACTAACGGACTTCTAATATGCCTTTTGTTAGCAGTTTCAATAGTTCATTTGGCTTTGGTAGAAGAAAGGTTGCATCTGTTGGGTATACACCTCCTGACTTTGTAAGTTCAGGCTTAATAGCATACTATGACCCAGCCAATCCTACTAGTTATTCAGGATCAGGATCAACACTTACGGACCTGTCAGGTAATGGCATTGATGGCACTATCGTAGGTGCAACCTACACAGACAGCACCTACTTTACACTAGATGGGGTAAATGATTATATTGTAACTGGTAACTGTTTTAGTGCTATCAGTGCAAGCGATACTCATACCGTCGAAATGTGGGTGTATGCTGATGCCACAGATGATTGTATATGGAGTGATCTAGGCTCATCCAATGATCCGGCTACATCAACATACCACTTTGCCGGATCACAGATACTACAGGTTGGTCCATTCCAGCAGATCATCACAGGCTTATGGAACGGCACAGCAATTACTCGTGATGTAGCAGGTTCAGGATCACTCACAGGTGCTTGGAAGCATGTGGTTAGAACTTATGACGGCACCACTCTAAAGGGATACCTCAACAGTGCCAATGGTGGAGGCGGCGTCGCAATGACATTTGACAGTCCTGGTGATGATGGCGAGAGTGATTGGTATCTAGCATTTGGTGCCCAAGACCTTACAACATATTCAGGATCTACAGCAGGATTTTTGAGTGGTAGAGTTGGTATAATGAGAGTGTACGATCGTGCTCTAAGTGGAGCAGAAGTTACTTCAAATTACAACGATGCTAAGAGCATCTACGGGTTATAAATTTCATGACAGAATTAATCTTTACCCTTGTGGCAACACATATTACCATTGCCTGCGTAACCTTGTTTTTACACCGCAGTCAAGCACATAAATCAGTGAGTTTTCATCCTGTACTAAGTCATATGATGCGGTTTTGGCTCTGGCTTACCACGGGCATGGTCACTAAGCAGTGGGTAGCAGTACACCGCAAACATCACAGAGATACAGATGTTGAGGGCGACCCACACAGCCCTGTGATTGCTGGACTGCACACAGTACTGTTCAAAGGTGCATGGCTTTACCATCTTGCCAGCAAAAACTTTGCCATGGTTGAAGCATACGGTGTGGGCACACCCGACGATTGGATGGAACGCAATGTATATTCCAAACACAGTCGTATTGGTATTCTTTTGATGCTGGCCATAGATCTTGCTTTGTTTGGACCATGGGGACTAGCAGTGTGGGCAGTTCAGATGATTTGGATACCATTAACCGCGGCAGGCATAATCAACGGATTAGGACATTACTATGGCTATCGTAATTTTGATACCGATGATAGAAGCACCAATATCATACCGTGGGGAATAGTGATTGGTGGAGAAGAATTGCACAACAATCACCACAAGAGTCCAGCCAGTGCTAAACTAAGCGCACGAATGTTTGAGTTTGATATTGGTTGGTTGTATATCAAATTTTTTAGCCTAATAGGCTTGGCAACTGTACGATAATACTGTATAATAACTGAATGTTAGATACTATCCAGCAATCTGTTTTGCAGTTACTTCCTATACGTCGTAAAAGCACACAGTCTGGTTGGATATCCTTTAACGCAGTATGTTGTTCACACAACGGAGAAACACCAGATCGTAAAGGTAGGGGAGGGATCAAGACCAACGATGGCGCCGTATCTTATCATTGTTTTAACTGCGGCTACACTGCTAGTTTTGTTCCGGGTAGACATCTAAGTTTCAAGTTCAGGAAACTGTTAGCCTGGTTAGGTGCAGATGATCTTACAATAAGGCATTTGGTAATTGATGCTGTAAGACTTAAGGAATTGGTAGCACCAGAACAACTTGAAGAAACTCCACAAGAGGAGATCAAGTTTGACCAGAGAGAACTACCCGACGGGTCAACGAGTCTAACATCGTGGATGACCCGGATGATTCAAGATGACCATTGCTTGATTCCCTCCCAACTCACACGTGGGGTTGAGTACTTGGCTAGCAGGAGCATAGACACAGCTCGATATGAGTTTTACTTTACAGACAGCAAAAGTTACAACTATCATCGTAGAATTATAATACCATATTACTACGAAGGCAAAATGGTAGGCAGTAGTGCAAGAGCATTGGATGATAGCGTAAAACCCAAGTACTGGAGTAACCATCCAGCAGATTATGTGTTTAACTTGGACAAGCAACACAAAGATTTCAAGTTTGTTATTGTGGTAGAAGGACCTTTTGATGCTATGGCTGTAGATGGAGTAAGTATACAAGGCAGTGAGATAAGTGATACACAAGCAGAACTGATAGACAGACTACAGCGTGAAGTGATAGTTGTTCCGGACACAGATAGTGCAGGGCGCAAACTGGTAGACCGTGCTATAGAACTTGGATGGACAGTGAGTTATCCTGTATGGCAAGAAACTTGCAAAGACCTAAACGAAGCAGTGGTTAAATACGGTAAGTTGTTTGTATTGAAAAGCATATTGACGGCAAGAGAAACCAGTCGTTTGAAGATTGAATTGAAGAAGAAGAAACTATATAACTAATGGATCCAAAAAAGAAATTTTATTTGTTTAAACAATCAACGAACTTTTGTGCAGTGCCGTGGAATCACATTAAAGTTGAAATGGACGGAAGGGTAGCAACTTGTTCGCAAGGTCAGCAGGAACTTGGACATCTTCAGGATAGTTCTTTAGAGGAAATTACCAACAGTATAAGTTTTCAGCGCATAAGAGATAGTCTATACAAAGATCAGAGTTCACCAAATTGTAAAACATGTGCGGCGTACGAAGACACAGGAGAACCAGAATACAAGTTCTTACGTGATTTATATAATCCCATGTTCAAGCATGCCGACATAGACTATTCAGATAAAAGATTATTCAAACTTAGTGCAATTGACTTACACTGGAGTAGTACTTGTAATTTAAAATGTATCACTTGCTGGGCTAACCAAAGTAGTTCTATTGCACATGAAGAAGGTAAGAAAGTTTTACATACACCAGACGACAAAGCAGATCGAATTATTGATTTAATAGTTAGTAGACAACATCAGATGAAAGAGATATATATTAGTGGTGGAGAACCTACCTTAATTAAACATAATTTAAGGCTACTAAAGAGATTAGATAAATCTATTAATTGTAGAATTAGAGTTAACACAAACATGATGTTTGAACAAAAAAATCCTGTTGTTGAAGAATTAAAAAAATTTAAAAATGTTCTTGTAACTATTAGTGCTGATGCAACTGGTGATAGATTTGAATATATTCGAAGAGATGCTAGTTGGCCTAAGTTACTTAGAAATTTAGACTACCTTAAACATCACGCAAATTTTAAAATTAGGTTAAACAGCGTATTCTTCGTTGCTAGTGCATTAAACTTAACTGATACTCAGCAGTTTTTCCATGATACATACGGCATTAACGATCTCACTATAAATCAAGTTCAAATGAACAAAACTGCTATACAATGTCGAAATTTACTTCCAGCAGTTAAAAACCAATGTATTGAAAAAATAATAAAACACAAATCCAAGTTTAAAGATAACAAAAATTTAGTAGGCCAACTTGATACCTGTTTAACAGAGCTACAAAAAGACAAGGAAGAAGATTATGCGCCATTCTTTGAGTCATTCAGAAACAAAGTTGATACTGAATGGCGGGAGATTTTTACAGAGTTATGAATGTTCTACTATTAGGTTGCGGTTCAAAATGGGGAAGGCAACTGCTAGACAGTTTAGCATCTAATCACACAGTACATAGTATTAGCAGCCAAGATATTCATAATGTAAATAATTTAAAGATTGATTGGTCGTCGCTTGGCCCAGCAACGGTTGAGAAGTTTTTAAAAAGTCTACCAGATATTGATCTTGTGTTTTTTAATCAAAATGGATCAGCATTGAGCGGACAAAATTTTGACCATATGAAAACTATTGACCATTGGAAACTGGAAAAACATTGGAGTCAGCAATACTATAACAGTGTTATTTTTCCTTTTCATGTTGTACAAAGCATAAATTTAAACAAGGACAGCATAGTAGCATGGATGCTATCGTCGTACGTGTATCAGCACACAAATATTAATCATGCAGATTATGTTGGTAACAAGTATCAAAATTTTGTTATAATGAAAAATTTTAGTAAGACAGGAAAGTCCTGTTTTTGTGGTGTAAATCCAATGGATATTGATAATCCGAATGTTACAGTAGATAAATTTATAACAAATTTATTTGGACATAAAAAAGAAGAACTAAATGGAAATGTAATTTATTTCAATGGTGAAATAGATATTAATTTCCATAATTTTAGTGTATAATTAACTATATGAAAGAATATTCAGCAGAAATACAAAAACTGTTTTTAGAAATGATGATGCAGGACGCAGAAACATTTGTGCGTGTGCAGAACATTTTCAACGAAGAGAACTTTGATCGAAGTTTGCGTGAAGCGGCCAAGTTTATAAGGGAGCATAGCAGTGATTATAAAACTATGCCCACAAAAGAACAGATACTGGCCCAAACAGGAGTTGAGCTTAAAGAAGTGCCCGACGTTGGTGAAGGACACTATGATTGGTTCATGGCAGAGTTTGAAGGCTTTAGTCGTAGACAAGAACTTGAACGTGCTATCCTCAAAGCGGCAGACATGATTGAGAATGGTGAATATGATCCTGTTGAAAAACTAATAAAGGACGCAGTGCAGATTAGTCTCACCAAGGACATGGGCACAGACTACTTTGAAGATCCTAGAGCAAGGCTCATGAAGATCAAAGACAACAACGGACAGGTCAGCACAGGTTGGCCCACTATGGACAAGCGACTGTTTGGTGGTATGAACAGAGGCGAACTGAACATTTTTGCAGGCGGTAGTGGTAGTGGTAAGAGTTTGTTCATGCAGAACATTGCTATCAACTGGATAAGTCAAGGACTTAACGGCGTGTTCTTAACACTGGAACTTAGTGAAGAATTGTGTGCCATGCGTATGGATGCAATGGTTGCTAATGTTGCAACCAAAGAAATATTCAAGGACATGGACACACTCGAAATGAAGATACGTATGGTGGGCAAGAAGTCGGGTAACTTGCGCATCAAGTACATGCCAGCACAGAGCAACGTTAATCAGATCCGAGCATACTTGAAAGAACTGGAAGTACAGACAGGAAAAAAAGCAGACTTTATCATGGTGGATTACTTGGACTTGGTTATGCCAGTTAGTGCTAAAGTAAGCCCAAGTGATTTGTTTGTTAAGGACAAGTATGTGAGTGAAGAACTGCGTAACTTGGCACGTGAGTTTGAGATATTGATGATTACAGCATCGCAGTTAAATCGTAGTGCAGTTGAAGAAATTGAGTTTGACCACAGCCATATATCGGGTGGTATTAGTAAGATCAACACAGCAGATAATGTGTTTGGAATCTTTACAAGTAGAGCAATGCGTGAACGTGGACGTTATCAGATACAGTTGATGAAAACTAGAAGCAGTAGTGGTGTTGGGCAAAAAGTTGACTTGGAGTTTAACTTGGAGAGTCTGCGCATTACAGACCCAGGTGAAGAAGGACAAAGTGAAAGTGGGGGATTTGGTGGACAAAAGTCAGGTGCTATTATGGATCAAATAAAAAGCACCAGCAGTGTTACGCCAATTGCACAGCCACAAGAGTCTGCTAAAGTAAATGCTGGTGTAGACAGCACCAAACTAAAACAAATGTTAGCGGGTCTTAGGTCTAATACTGAATAAATATTATAAACCTGGAGCGAACCTTGCAGAAAAAAACACGTAGCATCTTAGACGAACTTGCACACATGCCGGTTACACGAGATACAACTAACTTAGTAGAAAGTCGTGCTAGTCACGTGATGTCGGGTGCTATAAACTTAATTAATTTTATTAAAGAAAACTATAGCCCAGAGCAAGCAGGCGAGCTTGAACGTAGATTACTAAACAGTATTAGAGCACAGGACCCGAACAAATTTATTCGTGGTGTCCGGAGATTAAAAAACAATGAAGATTAATGAAATTTTAAACGAATTAAGATCAGTAGATGCAAGTGGGAAACGTGTACGGATAAAAGATATTATCGGCAAACCAGAACCAGTGCAGACTGTTGAGCCCGACGATTATGAGGATTATGAAGATTACAGTGACGAAGTAGATGTAAACGAACCTGACTTGGATATTGAATCTGACTTGGATATTGAACCTAAATCTGAACCTAAACAGGATAGTATGCCTGATCCAATTGATACAGAAGCAGAGAAGTCTAATGCTAATATCAAAAGCAAAGTTGATTACTTGGTCAAGCAAGGTGTACTACAAAGTGGAAGAATTACTGACACAGAAAAACAGTACATTGATAGTGTAGACGTTTATGTTGATCCTAACAAGTTTGCTAATGCAGATCCTAGTGAGGTTATACTCAAGGCAACGCCACCGCATATAAGCAACTACGATGCAAGTGTCACAATGCCGTTATCTGCCTGGCAAGAAGCATTAGGACGAGATGGAACAGGTCTCAGAGGGAATGTAGGATTTAATCTTACACCTGCAGGATGGTGGAGTGATGATTATCAAGGATATATCAATCCCAATAGCAAGTTAGACGATTTAATTAGCACGTACCAAAAATGATAATACTTGAAGGCGGGAACATATTCAAAGGTGCAGACAAGCAACCTTTAACACAACGTATCAAGCGTGAGGATATTCCTGCCACTGTAGCCTGGCTTGAAAAAGTTTCCGGACTACCATTTCCCACAACCACTTGGTTGGGTAGCACAGGTAAAAAAGCCACGTCAGGGGACTTGGATCTACAAGTAGATGCTAATACCACAGACAAAGACACACTGGTACAAATACTATTAGCCGCAGGTGTTGCTAAAACAGACATCAAAAAGTCCGGTGATAGTGTACACGTTAAAGCACCTATAGCAGGTGATCCTGCTAACGGTTTTGCACAAGCAGATTTGATGTTTACAGATGACCCAGCCTGGCAATCCTTTGCTATGGCAGGCAGCGGCGAAGGCAGTGTACTACCAGGCATGGCAAGACACATTATACTAAGCAGTATTGTTGCTGAACTACAGCCTAATCTCAAGTGGAGTTACAAAAACGGATTGGTGTTTAGAGATACCAATCAACCTTATGAAAACGGCAAGAGTCCTGCAACACTAAGCAAAGTAACTGGCATTCCTGTAGCAAAGCTCAGCAGTGCTGATGATATAGTTGCCGCGATTAAAGGTGCAAGCAATTACGAACAGCTGATTGGTAGGGCAAGAGAAACGCTTGAAAAGTCTGACATACAGTTGCCAGAGTCTGCACCATTGCCTGGCACCGGTGCTTGGTTCAACAGCATGGCAGAAAGTAGCAAGTTTGGTTTTGTAAAAAGCCTAACAGAAAACACAAAAGGTCGTACTCCACATCCAGAAGATGCTATATTCTCCGG